CGCGCCGCAGCGGGTTTGATCCTCCTGCGGCGGCCCTGGCTGCCATGCGAGGGTCGCCGTGTGCGCCGGGTATAACAGGAGGATCAGCATGGCAAAGAAAAAGACACCCGGCGGGACTGCCGGAAAGGGCGGCGTCAACCCGGCGCCGACGAGAGACAATCAGACGGTGCGGATCGCAGCGGAGCAGCTCACCATGGTCCCCATTGACGATCTTATCCCTTACGCAAACAACGCCAAGAAGCACGGCGTTAAGCAGATCAACCAGATCCGGGCCAGCCTGCGGGAGTTCGGTTTTGTAACTCCCGTGCTTATCGATTTTGACAACAACATCATCGCAGGCCACGGCCGGGTGGAGGCCGCCAGGGCGGAGAACATGAGCGAGGTGCCCTGCGTGCTGGTGACCAATCTGACAGAGGCTCAGCGCAAGGCGTACATCCTGGCGGACAACCGGCTGAGCGAGACGGCAGCATGGGACACGGAGCTGCTGAAAATCGAGCTGGAGGGTCTGGAGGCTTTGAACTTTGACACCGGGATCGCTGGTTTTGACGCTGAGAGCCTGAAATCCATCGAGGTGAACGCCTACACCCGGGCTGCTCCCGGAAAAGCTGCGGAACCGGAAGATAAGCACTTCTGGGGCGACGAGGAGGGCGAAAGTTCCGAGGAATACGAGGCGTTTACCGATAAGTTTAAGCCCAAGAAAACAACGGATGATTGTTTTACTCCTGAGATCGTTTATGACGCCGTTAAGGATTGGGCTGTCGCGCATTATAAACTTGGCGACGCTCAGATCCTCCGCCCGTTTTACCCCGGCGGCGACTATGAGCACGAGGACTACCCGGATGGCTGCGTGGTGATCGACAATCCGCCATTTTCCATTCTTTCGCAAATTTGCAGATTCTTCGATGAGCATAGCATCGCTACTTCTTGTTTGCTCCAACACTGACGCTGTTTTCCACAAATGCGGGAAAATCAAACTATGTGCCTGTTTCGGCCTCGGTTACATACGAAAACGGTGCCCGCGTTAATACTTCCTTTGTCACAAATTTGGGGGGGTGGCGCGTGGAGATTTCCGGGGAGTTGTTCTCTTTGATAGACGAAGCTGATAAACGTAACCGGAGTGAATCCCGGATTGAGCTTCCGGGGTACATTTATCCGCGCAACGTTTTATGCGTTCAGGATTTTGACCTTGCGAAGTATGGCCAGTCATTGTGTTTTTCCGATGAGGATCTTCAATTTACACGAGCTCTGGATGCCCAAAAGGAAAAAGGCAAGGCCATTTTTGGCGGCGGCTTCTTGTTGTCAGAGGCGGCGGCTGCTAAGAAATCCAAAGCAGAAGAAGCTGCGTTGGAAGTCATGAGCGCACGTTTGGCTGCCATTTCTGAATCTCAGCAAAACTCCCTCATGTCAGCGGATGGAAAAATCATTTGGCCATTATCTGACCGCGAAAAGGCGCTTGTAAAAAGCCTTGGGAAGCACGGCGGTGCCGTATGACGGTACAGGAGGCTGAGCGGATCATCGCGCGGACCAGCAGCCCGTACCTGAAACGGGACATGCAGCGGTTTATCAGAAACCAACGGAGAAAGGAGGGCCGGAATGGCCGGGAAAAGACAACCAACGGATGTGGTGATCGCCAACGGGCGAAAGCACCTGAGCAAAACCGAGGAGGCAGAGCGAAGGGCCGGTGAGGTGAAGGTCTCCCCCGCCAAGACGGCCAAGCCGCCCAAGTGGCTGCCGGAGACGCTGAAAAAGGACTTCCGGGCTATTGGCAAGCGTCTGATCGCCTCCGGGCTTTACACGGAGCTGGACGCCGACACCCTTGGCCGCTATCTGGTGGCCCAGCACCAGTGGCTCATTGCCACCGGTGAGGCAGAGAAGGCGCTGGCCCAGCGAGACCAGGAAGGCGCTGACGGCTGGGGCAAGATCCAGGAGCGATACTTCAAGCAGGCCCGGAACTGCGCCAACGATATGGGCCTGACCGTCACCAGCCGCTGCCGTCTGGTGGTGCCGGAGAGCAACCGGCAGGCCACCGAGGACAATAATCCATTCTTGGAGGTCATCCGGGGCGGAAAGGCTTCCTATGGCTGATTCTTTGTGGCTGACGCCGTTTATTTGCGTACCGACACCGGGAGATGACGCAGAACTGCGGTACAGTCAGGAAGCCGTAGAACATGTTTTTGATTTCTTCGCCCTGCTGGTGTACGGACAAAACGACTGGGCGGGCAAACCCTTCCAACTTCTGCCGTGGGAGGAGCAATTTATCCGGGAGTTCTTCGGCGTCCAGGTCAAGAACGACAAGGGCCAGTGGGTACGTTACCGGCGCTTTGGCTATGACGAGATCCCCAAAAAGAATGGCAAGACAGAATTTAATGCCGGACTGGGGCTGTATTTTCTGCTGGCAGATGGCGAGACAAAGCCCCATGTAGCTATCTTCGCGGTTGATAAGACCAACGCCGACATTCTTTACCAGTGCGCCAAGTACATGGTGGAGCACACGGCACTAAGCCAGCCTGCCAGCCGACCGCTGGCGTGGTGGCGGGACAGTGTGCGTGAGATCCGCACCCGCTTCGGCGGTGTGATGAAGGTTTACAGTTCCGACGCGGAGAGCAAGCACGGCTTTTCTTTCTCCGCCATCCTCTGCGACGAAGTCCACGCTTGGCCCAATGCGGCGGGGCGGCGTCTGTGGACGGTCCTGACACAGGGCACGGACGCAGCGCGGCTCCAACAGGCAGTGCTGGTGATGACCACGGCAGGCAATGACCCGGACCGGACGTCCATCGGCTGGGAACTGCACGAGAAATGCCGCCGGATCTTAGCCTGGCGGCGGGGCCAGCCGGAACGGCCGCAGGACGAGGACGATCCGCAATGGCTGCCCATTATGTACGGCATTTCCGCCTTGACCCAAGATGACCCGGACAAAATCGCAGATCTGGACATCTACGACGAGGAATTGTGGAAAACCTGCAATCCAAGTTATGGCGTAACGCTCCAGCCCAGACAGTTTCGGAACGAGGCCAGGGCGGCCAAGGCCAGCGAGGCGGCGGAGCGCAATTTCCGATGGCTTCGTCTGAACCAGTGGATCTCCACCAAGGACGTTGGGTGGCTGCCCCTGACTCTCTACGATAAGACCCAGATCGGCCCCTCCGCCAAGGCGGAGCGGGAGGCGTGGGTGGATGAGCACCTGACGGGCAAGACCTGTTACGGCGGGCTGGATATGTCCCTCCGGACGGACCTCAGCGCCCTGGTGCTGGTGTTCCCGCCCCAGCCGGGACTGGATCAAGGCGTAACCCTGTTCCGGGCGTGGCGGCCCCTTGAGAGCGTGACGGAGGCGGAGCAGCGGGACCATGTGCCGTACCGGGACTGGGAGCGTGCCGGGTTTCTCACCCTTTGCCAGGGCGACATGATTGACAACCGGGACGTGATCGCGGCCATTCTGGACGCCAAGGAGCGGTATGACCTGCGGGCGCTGGGCGTTGACCAGTTTTTAACAGAAACAATGACGCCGCTGCTCCAGGACGAGGGCGTGGAGATCATCGCCATCCCGCAAACCATGTTAGGGATGAGTCCGGGGATGAAGGAGTTGGAAATGCTAATCCGCAAGCATGAAATGCTTCACGTCCACAACACCTGCGCCCGGTGGTGTTTCGGTAACGTCCGGTGCGCGGTGGACGGCAACGAGAACCAGAAACCCATGAAGAACCGGAGTATCGGGCGTATCGATATCACGGTGGCGTGGATCATCGCCGTGGCGGCGTGGATCGTGAAAAGAAATCAGAAGCCGGATCTGGCGGCGGCTATGAGCCGTCCCGGTTTTAGCTTATAACGCGGTCCGAATTGGACCGGAAAGGAGACCGCATGAAAAAAGTAAAGAGCGCTCTGGCCCGGTTCGGCCCGGATGTGCTGCTGGTCTGCGGCGTGGGCACCGTGGCCGTGGGCTTCGGGATGATCTGGCTGCCGCTGGGCGTGATCGTGGCCGGCGGGGCGCTGATCGCCTTCTCCCTGCTGAGCGGTCCGGGAGGTGATGAGCAGTGAGCATGACAAACAGGCTGCGGATGGCCGTCAGCCGCCCACAGCAGGTACGGAATGACGTGACCGTCAAGACGCTGGCGGCATCCGGCGGACTGGCCGTGGGTGATCTGACCGAGACCACCGCCCGGAAACTGAGCGCGGTGGACGGGTGCATGGAGATCCTGAGCAACTCCATCAGCAAGCTGCCGAACTTCGTGATGGACGGCAGGACCCGGGAGCACGTGGATCATTACCTCCTGCGGCTGCTGAATGTCCGGCCCAATGAGGCTATGACGCCCAGCATCCGGCGGAAGGTGCTGGAGAACAGCCGGAACGAGGGCGGCAACGGCTATGACTGGATCATTCGGGACCCTCGGACGGGGATCATCCGGGAACTGATCCCTGTGCCCTGGTGGCTGGTGCAACCCTGGCGGGATGAGGCCGGGCGAGTGTGGTACACCGTGACCCATCCGGTGACCGGCACGCCTATGGTGCTGCCCAACGAGGACATCTGCCACTTCAAGGCCACCACCCGGGACGGCCTGACGGGCATCTCGCCCCTGCGGCGGGCCAGAGAGGTGCTGGCAGCTGCCCAGGCGGCGCAGGCGTATGATCTGGCGTTTTACACCAATGGCGGCCAGCCCGGCGGCGCGCTGGAGACCGACAGCGATCTGGGCGGCTGGGCGGAGGACGTCAACGGCAAGCACATCCAGGCGGCGGACGGCAGCTACCTGACCCGCAAGGACATATTGCGGCAGGAGTGGGAGAAGGTTCACGCAGGGCCAAGCAACAGTCACCGGCTGGCAATCCTGGATCTGGGACTGAAATACACCCCCATTGCCGCCACGAACAAGGACGCACAGTTTGTGGAAAACAAGGAGGTCTCCATCCGGGACATCGCCAGATACTTCGGCGTGCCCCTCTACAAGCTGCAAGAGGGCAAGCAGGCCTACGGCAGCAAC